AACCAACATTGGGCTTGGTTACATGACCAGATTCAAGAGCCATTTCAAGTAGACCACTATACTTGCTAATACCGCCATCAAACCTAACAGTAACTGGGATCTTGGCTTTTTCGCGAACATAACGCGATTTTTCAACATTGATAATAAAATTATAACCAATCAACTCAGTTCCATCCTTTTCCTGCTGACGACCAAGGATGTAAATGTTATCAGCCGAATAGTAAGAACCTGTACCGCCACCGACGATTGCCTTCGGAAACATACCAATTTCCATATATGTGTGATTGACCACAACCATTGGGATATCCTTCAGAGTAAGGTGTGGTGTGACCATACGGAACAAAGACTTAATCTGCTTTGCGCGAGTCATGTCACCAACAGACTTTTGATCAAGAGCATCTTCAACTTCTTTCTTCGAAGCCAAGTTGCCAATCGAGTCAATGACAATCATTACTTTCTCACCACGCTCAATGTTGCTTAATTGATTCATGATGTCAAACTTCAATTGCTCAACATCTGTAACTGGAGTGTGAATAACACGATCAGTGTCAATACCAAATGAAGTGAAATAGTTTTGTGGCGTACCGAACTCTGAATCATAGAATAGAACAATAGATTCAGGATACTTATCTTGATACGCCTTTGCCATCAAGAGACTGAATGCAGTCTTGAAGTGCTTCGATGGACCAGCCCACATCGTAAGTCCAGGAGTGAAGCCACCATCAAGATCGCCAGAGAATGCGACATTCACCACAGGAATCTTAGTTTGTATCATATCCTTGGCAGCAAAGAACTTAGACTTTGCAAGAATAGCAGTATCTTTAATCGTTGTATTTTTCTTTAACTTTTCGAGTAGACTCATTTTTGTTCACCTTATCAGTATGAGAAATTTTAAAATCTTCGCGCATCATCAATTTGTAGATGCTCTTTGTATTACTATTATACCCTATTTCTTTCGATTTAGCAACCTTTTATTCGGGATAGAGCAAGATCTTGGTCAACTCATATCTTGCAAACAAATCATAAAAGATCTTTCTCTGAGAAAGATATCTTTATCTCATACTCTAATTGAGACTCTATCTGAGGATTTTTGCTGCTGGATGTTGATGACATGTTGGTGCAAACCAAACCTTCTTCAATTGTATAATTAATTTTCTTATGTTTTAAATTCATCAAGAAAATAAACAAGTCGCCGAAATAAATTTTAAATTTTTCTGGAATTGTATAGTAACTTTGTTTATGAAGAAACATTACGCTCCCATAAGAGAAATGCGGCAATCCAGAATACTTTTTGTTATTTCTTACATCTACTTCCTCGAATTCTACGGAAGAACCGAAACCCATAGAACACAGCTGATCGAATGTTTCAAAAGAATAACCACAATAACTTAATTCAGAGAAGCCAAATATTCCTTTATCGGGAGAGATCTTCCAGATAATCTGAGTCAAACAACTCGGATTGATGAGACAATCGTCATTTAGAATGCACAACTTGTCATATTTGGAAACACTCACACCAAGATTCCACGCAGGATTGACGTAGATGTTTTCTTTTTGTGGAAGATAAACTATCTTCTTTAGATCGAAAATGCTTTGATCAGTTTGTGATGTATCATTGTCAATGACAATAATCTCTCCAACCAAAGGGTGCTTGTCCAATAAAGGCAGCATCTTTTTATAGTGCGGTGCACGCCACATTGTTGGAACTATTACAGAAATCATAACAACCTCCTTACTGTCTCTTCCATTAAACTCATGCTTGATTGTTTTCTTTATATTTTCTACTATCCTCTTCAATGATAGAGTTGAAGTTACCTGAAGAACTCTTCATTTTTGTTACGCATGCATAGTTTTCAATTCTATAGTTTTGTCGATTCAACAATGCATTTGAATCAAACTGATGCGTGTCACCGTAATAGATTTTATAGTCATCTGAGATTTTATGAAAACTATTTTTATGCATAAACATACAGATGCCAAATCTATAATGGAAAGTCCATGTAGGAACAATTTGAGGTATTTCCCAGTCAGCCCTGAATAGCGATTGATGATTTTCAGATATAGACTCATAAGCAAATCCAGTTATTCCTTTATCTTCAGACATGAAGGGATAAACTGCATCGATAACTGATGGATCAAATAGAACATCATCACTGTATAAACAAATGCGATCGTATGATGAGACTTCAACACCAAGATTCCACGCAGGATTAACAAAAATATTTTCTTTTTGAGGAAGATATTTAATCTTCTCGAGTGAAAGAATTTCCTTATCGACATTATCGGGACTGTTGTCAATAATTATAATCTCGCCCACCAACTCATGAGCAGACAAGATCGGGAGCATCTTTTTATAGAATTCGCCTTTCCATAAAGTGGGCATTACAATACTAATCATGAGAAAAAACTATCTAGCGATTCAACCTTTTCAGATTTCCAATTAATCGAAGAAAGAATAATATCTAGCGGTTCAAGAAATGATTTCTCGAACTGAAGATCGTAATCAATATATTGCTCAGCATCCAACTGCTTGGGAATACCAGACAAGAATGCAAGAGTGTTATTATTGTAAATGTTTGGTTGTTTTAGATAGACAAACTTGATCTTTTCGCCTTCCTTGATTTCCTGATATCGTTTGGTGAGATTCATTTCTCGCAACAAATGATTGTACACCAACGCACCCTTGACATGAATCGGTGTGCCTTTCTTGAAGATATGCGCAGCATCAGCATACTCTTTCAATCCATTAACGGATCTTGGGAATGCAATATCTTCAACAGAGAGTTGCTTAAACTCACTGCGAAACTTTTCGATAAATTTATGCAAATCATCTTCAGTTTGTGTTATGACAATATTGATTGCCTCTTTAATCTTTGCGCGACAAGCAGATGGAGTAGACGAACGAATTGCCGAGATGCCCATCATCTTGAGTTTCGGTTTGGCATACGCCACACCTTCGCTATTGTAGACATTGAGAATATAGTTTTTCTTAGCAACCCAGATTGCTTTGTCAGCCAAAGACTCGCGCTTCATTTCCATGCGCTGTTGAAACGCATTGACATATTCTTTCAATTCTTCATACGACGCATCAATGAACGGCTGGATCTTATCATCGCAAACCTTATCCATAAACTTGATGACTTTCTGGGTGTCAGAAGTATCAGGATAAAGTTTCTTGACCAGCGGACCCATGTTCAAATAGATTGAATCAGTATCAGAAGCGATGACATAATCTACATCATCAGTTTTGAGCAGATTATTCATGTATTGATTAATCTTCTTTTCAATCCAACGAATAGACAACTGACCTGCCGTTGTAATGCCTTCGGCGATACGAGTATCAAAGAAGCGGAAGTATTGATTACCAAGTGCACCGTAAGCAGAGTTTAGAGTAACCTTCTTTGCCGACTGTAGATTATTATATCGAGCAACTTGTTTCTCGAGATATGTCACTTGATTCTTATCTTCAAGAACAGTTTCGATCTTTTTCTTGGCTTCAAGTGCCAATTTCTTATATCGTTTGCGGTCTTTGTACATGCTATCCATAATCTCAGGAAGCACACCTTGTTCTTGAATGCGAAACAACTGACCATTCGGCGTTACGGTAACACCAAGATCTTTTAGGATGCTCGTATCAACTTGTTGATTGAGTAGATTATCCACATTAATATTACAGTTGCTGATAAACCCGCGCATATTATCAGTATATGACTTCGGCTCAATAAAAGTTTCCATTGAGATGTTATACTGCATGATCAAGTGCGGATACAGACTGTTCAAGTCAAACGACGCAACCCATTCGTGCATACCACAAATGGGATCTTTTACATATGCGCCTTCGTATTGCGAACTCTTTGTGCTATGAGAAAGTTGAGGAATCACAATCTTCTTTCGTAGAAGATAGTTGTAGATAATCGCGTCCCACATACGAACCTGCGTGAACACATCATCGTAGTTGACCTTGTTATCATAAGCAAGAGTCAACGCCAACTCAATCAACTTCATCTTGTCTTCGAGTTTCTCAACAAGTTCTACGTCCTTGATGTTATACTCAATGAATTTCTGATAGTCGTGTTTGTAGAGTTGATGTAGAGTTTCGAACTCAGAATAATCTAACTTCTTTTCACCCAACTCAACATGAGCAATGCTATCAAGACGATACGATTCTTGCTGTGTATAAGTAAACTTGCGATAAAGTTGAATGTAATCTAAAATAGCAACTCCAGAAATATCATAGAACTCTACTGGACGATTCATCATCGTCGTTTCGCGTTTACTGATACGATTCCACGGCGAGAGTTTTTTGGCTTCATCCTCACCAAGAACCTTGATGATACGATTAGCAAGATACGGAATATCGAATTGCTCGACATTCCAACCAGTGACTACATCAGGGTGCCATCGGCTCCATAGGTCAAGGAATCTTCGTATGAGATCTGACTCATCGCGGCATTTTGCATAGTGCACGTCGTCACGATGCTTGACATAATCGCCGCAACCAAACACAAAATAATTATCTTTGACTTTGATGCTGATTGCTGTGATTGCTTCGTTTGCATCTCTTGGTTCAGGAAATCCGTTCTCGGATCCAACTTCGATATCAAGATAGGCAATAAGTATTTTACTGACATCC